CGGTCTCGTACAGGCCGAAGAAGCGATCGAGTTCGAGGTTCATCTCGCCGACCGCGTTGTTCGAGATCGCGACCGTAGCCAGGTCGCCGCGTCGCGAGTCGGTCGAGCCGGCCACGATCGCCACGCCGGGACCGCCGGGCGCGAGCCGCTGCATCTCGCATACCGTCACCTCATCGACGAGGACCGCTTGCGCCGAGGTGATCGCCGTCGTCAGTTCGACGACCATATATGCCTCATCCGGAATATTCACGGGCGAGACGACCGCCTTGTCGTACCGCACATACGAGAGCGTGATCGCCGTCAGGTCGACATTGAACGTCATACCGGTGAGCACGGTGTCCGTGCCGTCCCGGAACGAGACGCGAAGCACGCCGGCAAGCGGTGGCGCTCCGCCGTCCGCTCGAACCCAGCACGAGATGAGATAGAGCGTGTCGCCCTTCAGCTTGCCGTAGGTGCCGGTCCCGGAGTTGAGCCGCTGCGTGAGCCGCGTCAGGTTCGAGCCGTCGCCGATGATCTTCAGCGCTCCCGTGCCTCGCTGCGCGGTCGTGGACTTCTGGACGTGCGTGTTCGCCGTCCCGGTCGCCAGCGTCCAGTTGATCGGCACGTCCGACTCGAAGACCTCGAAGTCGCTGTTCGTGAGGATGTTGATTCCCGGAGCGCCGCCGCCGTCCTGATCGCCGCAGGTCGCCGTCGCCATCATGTCGGTGCCACTGCCGGCTCTCCATCGCCGATCGAGGTTCGGGTAGGACCGGTCGCCTTGCACGTGCCATCGTTCCGACCCGCTCGACACGCCGGCCACCTTCGTGTCCTGCGAGCATGAGAACGTGAGCGTCTCGGCACGGACGTACGGTTGCGCCGCGACCTTGCTTGAGAAAACCACGTTGTCCTTGATGATCTTCGGCGCCTCGACCGATACGACGACGACCGCGTTCCCGGTGTTCGCCGCGTTGTACGAGGTCGAGCCGACCGTGACAGCCGTGAGCGCGACCTTTTGCGTATCGCGGTTCATCTGGAACGCGAGTTCCCGCATGGCGTCCGTGACGGTCTTGGACGGCAACTGAGTATCGGCATCGACCATCTCGACGAGCGTCCGCTCTGCGGCCATGCGGATCATGCCGAGATTTCCGGCGCTGCCTGCCGCCATCACGTCCTCATCGGTCACGGCACGGACGAGATCGGTCGCCATCGGAAGCGTTCCGGTCGTCGATGCGTAGACCGAGTAGATCGTCCGGATGCCGGTCGTCGATGTCGCGGCCGTAGGCACGATCGCCTGCTGATGCTGTCGGATCGTCTTCGCCAGACCGAAGAGCTTGCCGAGTCGCGTGAATAGACCGCCGGTTCCCGTGAGCGTGACTGCCATGCAAGTAGCCTACCAATGTCCTTTCGGGCAAGATTCGGACTCGACCCGCGCCTTCGCCTGGACGAGGCATCCGCAGCCTCCTTCCGAGAAGACGCAGAATCCATCGCGGTAGAGACCGCTCGGGCATTCTCGGCAAGTCGCCATCCTCCGCTCGATCGTCTCCGGTTCCGGCCTGTCCATGCCGATGACGACCTTTCCCAATCCGACAACGCCGGATGCAAAGGCGGACAACGCCCGTTGCGTCTCGGGATTGATGAACCGGTTACTCATGGGATCGGCGTCACACTTGCAAAGACGGTTCGTGTTCCGAGCACGTGGAACGTGTCATACGGCATCCCAAGGGATTGGTATCTCCATTCCCTTCTCGATCTAGTCGTCGGCTTGAGTTCACAGTGCGGCTCCGGACCGATGATGAATCCAGTCGGTCCGCTCGTGCCGAGTCTATCTGGATGCCCTCCGGCTGGGAAAGTCTGTCCTTGCTCTTCAATGGTGAATCCTGTACTGACGACGGCGTTGAAGCGCGTCTTCCACGGAGCGCATCCGCCATAGTTGCCCCAAGGAGCGCGGAGTACGTCATGGCAGCTGGCGATCTTCTCGATATAGAAGTTCCCTGAGATTCCAGCCTGTGCCGGATATGTCTCGGGATCTGCGTTGCAGAAATCGTAGTACGCAGTTCCGTCCACTACTGCCGCTATGGTTGGCAAGCCAGTCTGATTTCCGATAGTGGCTTTGAGCATCCACATATACGGGATGGGCGACATGTCATCGAGGTTGCACGGGACACAAGGCCCAAAACCCTGTTCAGGGTATGAACAGCAGCCAACTTCAATCCCGCCGCCGATCCCTTGTCCGCTTGCCTGTATCAACTTGTGGAATCCGTAGCGCTGGCATTCCCAGTGCGGCCGACAGTTCGCATATTCAGTTTGCCACGAACTGAATGCCCATCTCGGAGCTTGTGATCCGATGCCCGAATGCCAGTTGACAACGCATGATGATCGCCTTACCTCGCCGATCAGCTCGAACTCATAGCCTCCCGTGAACAAGACATTGAGTGCAGGAGGACAGATGCAAGGACCGACCTCGCCGTTCCATGTCTGGCATGTGCGTTGATATGCCACGCCGTCGCGCAGGCCCTGGTATTCCATCCTGATCGCGAGCGAAACCGACAATCGCTCATAGCATTCATGCTGGAGAAGAAGCGCCGTGCAAGGCGGTACCTGCTGGTTGCAGCAGCATCCGGCCGAGACGATCGCGCTCATTCCGCAAGCAACCCGTGGACCGTGATGGAGACGCCCGAGCCATCGGCCAAGGCTATAAGCTCGTCGCCTTCGGTCATCATGAAGCGACCGTCGTGAATAATCGTGCTTCGAGGAGACGCGGCCACGTCATAAAGCAAGGCGTTTTCCGTGGTCGCTCCCTCGTTGTTCACGACATGATGCACGCGAACGCGACGCATGGAGCTTGACGAGTTGACGATGTGAATGAGGTGAATGGCCGCTCGCTGTCCAGATGAGACCTGCAGCACTCGATCGGCGACCGTGAGCAGTCGCTTCGCTGCCATGCGTCCGCTCATATCTTTCCTCCTTCAAGAAGCTCGGCGTCGCGTGATCCCTGCAAGCCAAACGGATTGGAGATGCAGACCGGACGCATCGGGCAAGTTGCCTCGAAGGCCCAGATGCCCGTGCTGCCGATCATGTCGGAGAGCACGCCGTGAACAATGCCCTTGATCTTGAAGGCGACCATTCTTGAAGTTGGATTCTCAGGCCACTGCAACCTCTGGCCGTGACCCCAGTCCGCGCCGTACTCATACAGGTTTATCGCCTGTCCTTCCGGTAGCGACAGGTTGTCGATGATTCCCAATGAAGGCGTCAACTTGACCGGCTTTACGGTGTAGACCCACGATGGCCCCTGCTCGTCCTCGCTGATCGGCTCAGCGCCCGTGATCTCGAGCATCGACGACGTTCCAAGTGCGATCGGCGAGACGAACGCGAACCATGGATTCATGCCGCCGCCAAGCATCTTGAATAGGACGACCTCATCGCCTACTTTTGCAAAGCCTCCCAACTGGATCGCTCGTCCCTTCGGAGGATCGCCGAACTTGATGCTCGTCTTTCCTGCCTGACTTGCCGCAACCTTGTATTTCTGCGCAGGCTTCTGGATCTCGATCTGCTGCCATTCCCAGACGGTATAAGTCCTCGGCTCAGGCAGACCGGGTATGGTCGCCGGCTCGAAGAAACTCGCTCCGAGATCCTGCGTCAGCCTCGCGACGATCGGACGCGATGGCTCCGGAGAAAGATGCTTGCCATGATCGGAGAACCTTCCGACCATCGCATCCGCGGCATCAAGCGTCGCGTTTGCCTCGTCGAATCCGAAACGCCCGACGCCTCCAGTCGTGAACCGTACGCTCATGGGCTGAATATCTGGAAGGAGATGAAGGCGCTCGTGTTCGTCCCGTTCGTGATCGCCTTCGCGAGGATGTTCGTCGTCGCCGCTCTGGCGATGGACGCTTCGCCGGCGTTGAGCCGGAAGAGCGAGATCATCGCGGTCGCAGCCGCGGTCGTTGAGGTGAACCCACCGACACCTATCTCGACCGGGATTGAGGTCGAAAGGTTCTTCCAGTAGCCGATCCCGTTCGGCAAGACGTCGGCGTTCAGGTCGAGCGCCTCTTCGGTGCCGGTGATGAGTTGGTTCCCGCCGGCGCTCGCGACGCTCGCCAGGTCGGCCGACTTCGTGTCGGGAGCGAACAGGAACTGGAGGTTGTCCTTCGTGATCTGCAACCGGTTGCTGATCGTGATCTCGTTCGGCATGTCATGTCACCTTGTTGAAGAGCGCGTCTATGTTCCGAAGTTCGGTCAGATCCGGGAACGGCTGCGTATAGCGGACGTCTTCGGCCGCAGACATGCCAGGCGATCCCGGACGCGGACCGAGGATGATGTCTCCGGCCATGTCGCACATAGCCGCTTGACGCATGTGGAACCACTGGTCATAGATGAACTTGTGGTTGTATTGGAACTTCCGCTCTCCGATCCGGTTCACGGATGCGCCGCAGTAGATGACGCTTCCCGGCTGGCAGTCAAGGAACGAAGTGCTGTTGCGCTTCCAGACGAACGAGAGCAGATTGAGCGGACGGAAACGTCCTTCGCGAACGAGCGTGATGTTTATCTCGAACTGCCGCAAGATGTATGAGACCGGATTTCCTCCGGCATCCACCTTTACGCCGCCAATGTCCAACTGGCCCGGCAAGCCGAGCGCATGGACACCTCCTGCCGAGCAGTTCGCGATGATCGTCGCACGATCGATCGCACGCCAGATGTCGACATGGGAAGCCGACAGCGACGCATTCACCTCGATGTAACCGGGAACCGCGGCATCGACCACCTCGTCCGGTCCCGGCGGAGGAGGCTGCACGATGACGCCGCCGCCGGAAACCTCCTGGTATTCCCACGTCACGAGCCAGAGGTCGTTATGCCCCTCGACGCTTGCGATCGTCCAGTCGATCGCGCCGAGGCTCGTCGTACCTGGGAACGGCTCACCGAAGTACGGAAGGCCGTTCGATCCGAAGAGCGCCGAGATCGAGTTAGGCGTCGTGAGCGGCGTCGCGTCGTCCCAGACGTGGAAGGTCCGCGTACCTTTGAGTTTGCCTTGCGTCCTCGAAACGCTCCGGCTGTTCAGTTGCTCGATTACGTAGACGCTCACGTGATGACCGTCCCTTGGTTCCGGAGGATCTGCAGGATCTCTTTGGCGGTGAGCACTAGGTTCGCTTGATATCCGGCTGACCTGATGGTGGCCTGCTGGATCCCGTTGAGGATCGTGTTCTGGGCGAAGTTGAAGACGCCTCCGAGGCTTGTCGTCACGGAGCCGGCTGCACCGAAACCAGGACGGGAAGTCATCATCGCAGCCATCGCTCCCTGACGAGCCTTCTCGGCCTCTGCGGCCTTTCGAGCAGCATCGTCCGCGATCTTCGTCCGCTCCTTGAGAATGGCATTCTCGGTCTTCGCGGCTTCGAGTCGTCGCTCGGCCTCGTACCTGGCGAACGCTTCCTCTTCGCTCATCTTCCTGAGGTTGTCGTTCAGTTCGCGCGTAAGCCGTTCCATCGTCCGGACATGCTCAATCTGGAGCCTGCGGATCGGATCGGTTTCCTTCTCGATCTGCAACTGCCGTTCAAGATCCTTGACGATCGCGGAGTTCGCCGATCGTCTCTGCATCTCTTCCATCTTCGCCGCGCGCTCTGCTTCAGCCGCTGCAAGTTGCTTTGAGTTGTCGAGCAGTCCGATGAATGTCGCACCGGCGATGCCGAGGAGTCCGACGATCTTGGTCAACGGGAACGGGATCATCGCGATCGCTCCCGAGATTCCCATGACCGTCCCTTGGATCGTGGAGAAGTCCGTCCTCATCACCTCGGTCGCGGCAGCGATACCGCGTGCCGCCCTGTTGACCACGACTGGATCGAAGTTTGCGCCTAGTGCCCTTGAGATTCCAGACCTTTGAACGGTCTGCTCCATCGTTTGCATCGACTTGGCGACCGCGGCTTCTCCCTTGCGGAGATTCGACTCGAGGGCCGCAAGATCGGCCGAGACCAGGACTGAGATTGACGGGATGTCAGACATTCATGAGCCGCCGCATCTCGCGATCGACCGCCGCCCGGCCTGCATCGCCAGTCTCGGAACGCAGCATATCCGACACCGATTCGGCAATCTCGAGAAACAGGTCGGCCGGCAAGGCGAGCGGATCGCCGAAGCCGGGAGCGTTCTTCGCGATGTAGGTTGCCATGCCGATCCAGTCCGGTTTCGAGGTTTCGTCAACCTCGCCGGACCTCATGCGTTTCCCGAGTCGCCCTCGATCTTGACCTCGTAGCCAACGAGCCGTTGGGCGGTCTCGATGATCTTGGCCGGCGTGAGACCGGCGAGCGCGTGCTCCGGGTCGATCTTGGCAGCGAATGCCGAGCGACGAATCACGTCTGCCGCAAACTCGATGCGCATCGTTGCCATGAGCAGGATGAGAGCCGTCCCGCGTCGCAGCGAATGCTCGCGAAGAGCCGTAAGCCTGGCGTCGCTCGTCGCGCCCGATTCCTCAAGATCGGCCAGAAGCGCTTTCCTCTCCTCGTTCCACGCTCGATCCGCCAGTTCCATCATGTCCCGAACCGTCAGCATCGGCACATGATGGCCGTGCCCGATCTCGATGGTCTTCACTTGACGAGCCTCCCTCGGTTCTCCGCGTGCATCTCTTCCACCGAGCCGAAGGCGTGCACGCGACGCCTCAGCCGGATGTCGATGACCTGCCGGGTCTTGTTCCGCCAGCCGATGACCCGCCTTGCCTTCTCGATCGCCTGGTCTTCGGTGAGGTGCGGCGAGATCCCGAGCCGGCTCCTCGTCCCGTCGCTGAACGTGATGTCAGCGATCCAGTCGTCAGGCGTGAGTACGGTCGTCGGCCAGAGCCTCAAGGCGTCTCGTCCCAAGTCTCGGTCGGGATCGTGCCGTTGGCGATCGAGAAGTTGAACGATACGGCTGCGTCGCCGGTCTTGGTGCTCGTGATCGCGATGTCCGAGATGACCGCGGTCAACGAGTACGAGCACGCGTTCTGCCCGGTGATGTTCGTGTTTGCCGCTCTTGCGATGAGCACGACCGCCGCTCCGTCCTCGGCCATGTCGGCGACGCCTGGCGAAGTGTTCGCCGCGTCGAACTCAAGGAACCCGCCGGCCGAGCCGGACACGTCCCAGATGCCGAGTTGACGGCGCCGGCCGGTGTCGCCATAGCCGGTGATGTCCGAGACGTTGCGAGCGAAGGTGGCGTTCCACGTGTTGAACTGCGCGCCGTGCGCGTTCGGGAACGTGATCGACCCGTCGTTTCCGGTGAGGTAACTAGGCATGGCTTATGACTCGTCCCAAGTCTCGGTCGGTGCAGCACCGCCGGCAAGTTGGAAGTTGAAGGAGACCGCAGCGTCTCCCGTCTTGGCGTTGCTCATCGCGATCTCCGAGATGATCGCTCCGAAAGAGAGCGTGCAGGAACTTGCAGCGGTTCCCGATCCTTTGGCGTGCAGGAACACGGTGATCCCGGTCGAGGACCAGTCGGTGGTATTCGCACCCGGACCGGCACCGTCCGCGACCATGAACCCGCCGGCAGAGCCGGACACGTCGTAGACGCCGAGACGGCGGCGACGGGCGCCGTCGCCGAAGCCGGAGATGTCCGAGACGTTCCGGCTGAACGTCGCGTTCCACGTGTTGAACTGTGCGTTATGGTTGGTCGCGGTGCCGAGCGCGACGCCGCCATCGTTTCCGGTCAGGTAAGAGAGTGGCATGGGTGTCCCGTTTAGGTCTTGATGGCCTGAATCCTGAACCGCGAATCCGTCCGGATCGCGTCGTCGTCCATCGTTGTCACGCCTCGCGACTCGGCACGAATGACGACCCGATCATATCCGGTTGCCGTCAGCGGATTGTTGTCGAGCAGGGTATGCAACTTGTCGGCTGCACCGACAGCGACCGCCACGCCGGACGAGTGTGGGTGGTACTGCGTGAACTCGATGACGATCGACTCGCGGTCGGACCCGAACGTCTGGGTGATCGCATGGTCGACAATGCCATAGACGCAGAGCGGAAGCGCGACGTTCGCCGGTGCCTCGTTGACGTAGACGCGACCGCCGAAGCCTTGGAACCACGAGGTAGCCGCCGACGATGTGATCGCGGCCGCGAGCGTGTCAAGGATCGGCTTCATGGCTTCATGCTCGGGAATGCCTTCTTGATCGCTCTTGCTACATAGGCCGTCATGACTTTTTGCGCTCTCGGCCGAACGATCGCGACAGACGGACGCAGATAAGGACGAGCGCGGACAAAGCCGTAGCCGTATTCAAGCCGTCTTGCATACCTGATCCGACTCCCGATCGACCACGAGATTCGGCTTCCGGCGAGTCTCTTGCGAGGCTGTCCGACCTGCCAAGAGTTTCGAAGCGCTCCGCGCTGCACGGCCGGAGGTCGGCCTGGCGCGCTGCTCTGATATCGAAGACCGGGATGCAACTTTCCCGTACCGGCTTTGGAAAGCATCTTCCTGATCTCGATCTGCAACTCAAGCAGAAGCCTCAGCGCTCCATCTTCCGCTCCCGCTGCTATCGCTTGTGCAAGTCTCTCAGCCGGAAAGTTGCTAGGCACGCGGATAATCCTCCTCAAGCGAGCAGATCTTGTGGCACATCGGATCGCTCGTCAGCCGGTCGTTCGGGATGCGAACCGCATCGACCCGGTAGGTACGCGTCTCGGTCGCGACCGAGACCGTCAGGAGGTCTTCAGGCTGCACGTCCACCGCACCCAGGCAGTAGAGCGTCGCCGGGTTGCGGAGGTTCTCGCGGCCGTAGCGCACGCTCACGGCACCGCCGCCGACCTGTAGGTAGCCGGTGATCGCCGAAGTCGTCGTGCCGGCCGTCGTGCTCTGCGCGGCACCGCCGCTCACGTCGCGGATCCAGACGGGCCGCTGCCTCGCGAGCGTCCGACCGTAGGACGAGATGAGCGCGTCGATGCTCACCGGATGCGGTTCCTCGAACCGAGCCGGGACCGGATGAGATCGAGCGTAGCCGTAGCCGAGCCGAGGCTGTACGAGTAGTCGCCGAGGCTTTCCGACTCTC